CGTGGTCTGGCTAACTGGAAGAAATAATCATGGCTAAGACTCCATTGTTTACAAAACAACCTGTTAAACAAAATCCTATTGAGATTCCTCCTGAAGATGTTATTGGTCCTACTCCAAATTTAGGAGATGCTGATGATATATTTCAAATTCTTTTTGATACTATTATTGGTGAACAAGGTATTCCAGAAGGCGTTTCTCCCGAAGTTATTGAGGCACTCAGAGGAGACTTTGGGCCAACTACAATTCCTGCTGAACTTCAAGAAGTTGCTATAGAGATAGCAGAAGCAGGCGGCTTTGATGAATGGCTAGCACAGCAGCCTACAGGTGATCCCGGTGATTTGTTTGAGCCAGATACAGGGTTTGAAGAAGATACAGACTTTTCTCTTCCAGACCAAGTAGAAATTAACTTAGAAGATTTTCAAAAGATTTATTCTTCTAATCCAGACGACGACAACTACCTTAATCCTGATGAGTACATGGAAGGCGGTACGTATACTGACCCTGAAACAGGTACAGTGTATGTTATTAATATTCCACCAGACCTAACAGATACTGAAGAAGATGCTGGCGGTGGAGGTGGTGGTGACGCTGGTGGTGATGCTGGTGGTGACGCTGGTGGTGATGCTGGTGGTGACGGTCCAGTAAAAGGTGATCCTGTAAGACAAGCACCTATAGATCCTGAGCGTCCTTGGGAGTATATAGGTAACGGTAGGTTTAGAAATGTTACTACTGGAGAAATCGTCACGGATCCAAACTATGATCCAAATAATGATTTGTACGAAGTAGGCGGGGTTTACAGCAGAGGTGATGAGGAGTCTTTAGAGCCAGAACCTGAACCACAACCCGAGCCTGAACCTGAAGTTACACCTTTACCATCAGTAACAGGTCCAATAAAGGGTGATCCTACAAGACAAGCACCTATACAGCCCGATGATGGTGACGGTGCTGGTGACGGTGATGGTGACGGTGCTGGTGACGGTGCTGGTGATGGTGATGGTGACGGTGATGGTGATGGTGCTGGTGATGGTGATGGTGACGGTGATGGTACTGGAATTGGCACTGGCGCAGGAGGGATGTTATCACCAGACGGGGCGTTTAAACCCTTCATGACTTCAATAGGCTACACACCCGTACAGTTACAACAACTTATTGCACCGCCTAAAAAAGACTACGTTAGAGAACTTGATGGGTTAATTGGTCGCAGTTTATTTGGGAAGATGATTAAATGACGTATTTAAACATAATGAATAATGTGTTGCGCCGGTTGCGTGAAGAAGAAGTTAACAGTGTTAACGAAAGCACTTACTCTAAGATGGCTGGTGACTTCATTAACGATGCTAAGACAATGGTTGAGCAAGCTGCTGATTGGTCTGCACTGCGTACACGAGAGTCTGCTTTTGTAACTAGCGTTGATGACAACCTATATTCTTTAGTAGGTAGCGGTGATGATGTAAAAGTTATGTCTGCGTATGATACAACATCAGCTAATGAAGTAGAGTATCAAACTAAAGAATGGTTTAACAATGAAAGCTACGTTAACGGAACGCTTGTTATAGCCGCTAAAGGTGGCCTTACTGGCAGTCCTACGTACTATACATTTGATGGTGTTGACGCTAACGGCGATACTCAAGTGCGTTTGTATCCTATGCCTGATGATGCTTACAATCTTAGATTTGTAATGGTACGACGACAAGCAGATTTGTCTAACAGTGCAGATGTTCTTCTTGTTCCGTCAAAGCCTGTGATTCACCTTGCAGTAGCTTTGTTAGCTCGTGAGCGTGGTGAGACAGGTGGTACTTCTACTGCTGAATACTTTGCTATTGCTGACAAGTACCTATCAGACGCTATTGCTATTGACGCAGCAAAGCATCCAGAAGAGATGATCTTTAGGACTATTTAATATGGCCCAAGAACTACGTAGTATTAATCTTGTAGCCCCGGCCTTCAAAGGTATTAACACTGAAGATTCGCCGTTGGCTCAGGATCCGTCGTTTGCTGAGATTGCAGATAACGCAATTATTGACAAGCGTGGTCGTATTGCTGCACGTAAAGGCTACGACGTTATTACCACAAACAAGACTGTTCTTGGCACTGAAACGCTACGTGCTATTAGAGAGTTTAGAGACAACGCTGGTAACAGTAAGATCTTCTCTGTTGGTAACAACAAGATTATTAGCGGTACAACTACATTAGTAGATGAGACACCCGGAAGTTACACCATTACTGCTGACAACTGGAAAATGGTTGACTTTAATGACAGCATCTATTTCTTTCAGCGTGGTTATGAACCTTTAGTTTATAGTAACTCTAGTAGTGCTGTACAGAAAATGTCAACACTTGCTGGAGCGTCAGGTGCAAGTGACATTCCAAAGGCTAACGAAGTCCTTGCTGCTTATGGTCGTCTTTGGTGTGCTGATGTAACTAATAACAAGTCTACTGTTTATTGGTCTGATCTGTTAATCGGACAAAACTGGACAGGCGGCACTAGTGGCAGTATTGACATCTCTAAAGTATGGCCTGACGGTTATGACGAGATTGTTTCTTTAGCGGCACACAACGGACTGTTAATCATCTTTGGACAGCACAGCATTGTTGTATACCAAGGAGCAGAAGCACCAGCAACAATGTCACTAGCAGACACTGTAGCAGGCGTTGGTTGTGTAGACAGAGATACAGTACAGCAGACAGGCGTTGATGTTATCTTCTTGTCACATACAGGCTTGCGTAGCTTTGGACGTACGATACAAGAAAAGTCAATGCCTATTAGTACGTTATCCCGTACGATTACAAAGGACATCATTAGTCTAATACAGGGTGAAACACAGTTCTTTAGGTCTATCTACAGCCCAGAAGAAAACTTTTACCTGTTAACATTTGTTGGACAGCAAACAACCTTCTGCTTCGATGTTCGAGGCACGTTAGAAGATGGTTCGTTCAGGGTAACACGTTGGCCCGGTTCTATCTTTACAGCTTACGAAAGACTAACTGATGGTACACTGTACGTAGGGACAACAAACGGTGTTAGTGAGTACAAAGGCTATTCTGATAACGGTGTAAGGTATCGTTTTAAATACTTCAGTCCTAGCTTGACATTTGGTGATGCTTCTCGCTTAAAGATTCTTAAGAAGATTAAGCCAACACTGGTAGGTGCAAACAGTGCTACCGTATTTATGAAGTTTGCTTATGACTTTGGTACGTCTTACAGGACAACAGAGTTTACAGTAGGTAACCAACAACCTGCTTTCTTTAATGTAAGTGAATACCCTACCTATTCAGAACTTTCTTCTTACGGAATAAGCTCTACATTTGTTGAAGACATTAACGGTGTATCGTTTGTTAACGGAACAACAGGTTATTACGAAGTAGATCAGTTTTTAGGAGAGTTTACTTCTCACCCAACAACAGGGTCTGGTGGCGGCTCTGTGTTGAACGGCGACAGCTACTTTAATACTGCAGAAGATATTTACTATGTATATATAGAAGGTTCTTTTGTAGATCTAACAACTTTAACGCCCACTAGTTTTTCAGAGTTTACTGGTGGTGAACTTACTAACCAACGCAGTTTGAACGCTGTCGGTAGTGGTACAACTGTTGTTGTCGGTCTTGAATCTGACATCAATGGTTTTGCTTTATCACTACAAGAAATTAACCTACTCGCGCTGATAGGTAAAACGCTTTAATTAGGAGCAAGCAATGGACGAAGACGAATACAACATTGGTATACCATCTGATGTTCTTGGAGCGGGAGCCAGTACAGACGCCCCTACTCCAGAAGATCCCGGTTTTATGGATCTGTTTGGTGACTTCTTGTTTGGAGGAGGCGCTCAGGGTCTTGCTGGGCTTGGTCTTCTAACAGGGGCCTACAACAGGCTTGGTGGGATCGGTGAGCGAGGTTTAGGTTTAGGACAAGGTTTAGCTACTCAACAAATGCAACAGGCTGCCTTTAGACCTTATACAATTACAACACCTACTGGAGCCATGTTTACAGCAGGTCCTTCTAGACCAATGACACCAGAGCCAATGACTCCGGGTGCGCCTAATGATGGTATATTTATTGATGTCGATCCTAGTCGATTTGCTGATATAAGACAAGGGGCTGTTATTGATGACACTACAGGCTTTACCTCTGAACCTCTTCCTCAGCGTCCTGATGGGCCTTCTTTAAGAGACTTTTTTAATCAGTTTAACGGTACTGCTGCTCCTACTCTTCAGCCACAAGGACAGCAGTTTGGAATGCAATTGTCTCCTATGGAGCAAGCTTTTCAGCAAAGAATGTTTGGAGACGCAGGTACATTTTTTGGACAAGGAATTGTAGATCCTTCTGTTCGTGAAGAGCAAATATACGGTCAAATAGAAACTGCTTTAGATCCTCAACAAAGAGCGCAACGGTTAGGTCTTGAAGAAAGACTAGCAGCACAGGGCCGCCTTGGTGTAAAAACATCACAGTTTGGAGGTACTCCTGAACAGCTTGCTATGGAAAAAGCACAAGCTCAGCAGTTAGCGCAAGCTAGACTTTCTGCGGCACAGCAGGCACGTCAAGAGCAAATGCAACAAGCTCAGTTAGGTCAGCAATATTTAGGTGCTAGTTACATACCTCAAGCTCAAATGTTATCTGCATTAGCTCCCGGTCAGACTGCGGCAGCTCAGGCACAGCAAGCTCAGTTGTACGGTACAGGTTTGTTTGGTGAAGCTACTGCTTCTGGTATTGATGCACTGTTGGGTGCAGGTCTTGGACAGGCTAACTTGATGGGTGCGGCAGGTACTGGTTTGTTGTCGGGTTTGTTTGCTAACCCAGAAGCTTCAGGAGAAGGGAGCCGAAGCAATCCAATTAGAGATATTTACGATTATATTACAAACGTAATTGGAGGTTAATGATGGCTAGGTTTGGTAGAAGTTTTGTACAAGCTGCAACACAGCCTCAGTATGCTCAGGGGCTGTTTACTGCTGCACAACAGATGGGTGCTGCTCCGGGTCGTCGCAGAGCTAAGGAAGAAGAAAGAAAAGCGTACTCTATGTTAGCTGGTATACAAAGCGACATTTATTCAACAATACAAAATGAAAATTTAACAGACGCAGAAAGAGCTTCTCGTTTAGATGAGCTAAAGAAAAGTGCTTTGGGTGCTGCTGAGAATATAGAAGCTATTAATCCTTTGACTGTTGAGGGCATGGTACGTACCGCTAGACGTGATGTATTTGCTGAGCAAGAACAACGACGACAGTCAGAAAGAGCTGATGAGCGTCTTGAACTGTCATTTGAAAATTTAGGACTACAAAAAGAAGCTGCTGCTAGAGCTGCTGAAAAACATAAAGAGTTTATAGGAACTGCTGCTTATAGACAAGCCCAAAGAGATTTTGAAACTAATCAACAGCTTCACACAACAATGGTACAAGCTGCTGAAGGTTTTTCAACAACAGAGCAAGGTAGAGAAAATTTTATCAAGGCTTATGGTGAAGATAAAGTAGGTATTTTTGACGCTATTAAAACAAAGAACGACACTGCTGTAGCACAACGAGATAGAATCTTAGCGGATGCTGAGCAAGGTAAGTTTACGTTCACTAAAAATGATCTTATGGAAAAACACGGCTTTGACGAAAAAGGAGCTGACAATTTGCTAGCCGTTGCTAAACAATCTCCAAAAAGAGCTTCTGAAATTTTTGCTAATTATTTGTTTAAGACACAAAAAAGAGTAGAAGTTCCTAGTGCATATGTATCTTTGTTCCAAGATGCTGCAATGTCTCAAATAGAACAAAAGATTTTTGAGACCGATGAAAAATTTGAAGGAAGGGCAGCAAAATTAGCTCTAGATGCGGCAGACGCTTATGTTAAATCAGGAGGTAATTTTGAAGCGGCCATGAAGGCTATTACAGGAGGATCTGTACAAAGCGATGAAGAACAACAAGAAGAAGACGGTATGTCACAACTAAGAAAATTTGAAGAGCAATATACGACAGTGGATGATGCTAAAGAATCATGAACTTTCCAATAATAAAAGCTAAAGACATCAAGGCAGGAGAAAAACTTCGTGAAGCTTATGCTGTGGTGCAGAGGCTTGAGGAAAGCGACGCTCCTGAAGAAGTATTAACTAGAGCAAAAGCTATTGTAAAAGAGTTAGAGGCTCCTGTTACGGCTGACGAAGATAGCTTGGATGTTATTAGACTCAGAGTAGCTGAAGCTGATAAGGTAATCTCTAACCTTGTCAAAGCTGACGCACCTAAAAATGTCATCGCAAAAGCGCAAGAAATTCGTAGAGAATTAGCAGATCCTCTAGACTCAACAGAAGAGATTCGGGCAGTAGCCGGTACAGCTTTGGAGGGTCTTAGTGCGGGTATGTTAGGCGATGAGTTTAGAGCCTATGCTATATCTTCACTAACTGGTGCTGACTATGACGAGCAGCTAGAAGAAGAACGACGAATAGAAGCAGATTTCTTTCACGATAATCCCTTGGTTGCTAACGCTACGTTAATTGGTGCAAGTTTTCTACCGTCTGGTTTGTTATTAAAAGCCGTAGGGACAGGTAAGACAGCGTTGCAAGGAGCATCAAGAGGTCTTGCTCTTGCTGGTGGGGAAGGCGCTGTATATGGTTTTTCTGAAGGCGAGGGCGGCTTTAAAAATCGTTTAGAAAACGCTGCAACTGTAGGTGTCTTTAGTGGGGTGTTAGGTGCAGGTGTTGGTGGTCTTGTAGGTCGCGCAGAAGGTAGATCGTTAGCACGTATAGAGGCAGAACGTGCCGCTGAAGAAGCTCGAAAAGAAGCCGTCAAACTACTCAATAAACCTAACAGTAACCACGACGAAGTTATTGGCGCTTTCCAGAAAGAAATGGACGAAGTTGCTCTTGACATTATGGTTAAAGAAGGTCGAGATCTTAACGGTCTTGATTACGGTAAAGCTCTTAAAGAAGCATCAAAAAACACTGGTATAAGTATCAACCGCTTACGTCACGCTGAGTCTGCTCGTGGTAGAAGTGTAATTAACTTTGACAACTTAACAGCTAAAGAGCTTAGAGAAAGAATAGGAACACTGGCAGATGAAACAGGCTTTGTTAATGGCAGGTACAGACCTAATCAGTTTACAGCTTGGGTTGATGACAAGCTTCGGGATGTAGGTATTCTTTCTGAGAAGCAAGTAAGTAAACGCTTTGGCGCTCAAATGAGACGGACTGCTTCTTTGATGGCTCGTAACCACGCAGCAACAGAAAATGTATTAGCAGGTAAAAATATACAAGCATTTAACAAAGCATTAGAAGATGATTATGCAGTACGTATGCACATCTTAAATATGTCTAACATTGATGCTGTTAATCCGGCTGCTAACATTGCAGAAAGAGCTGCTTCTTACCGGCAAGCAAAAGCAATGTTGGCTAGAAATTACGGTGAAGATGCTGCAACAGGTTTAGACGCAACGCTGGCAAAGATTCGCGCAAACTCAGCACAAAGAAGAGAGTTTGTTGACAGCGGTTTACCGGACGATCCTTACTACTTCCCTTCATTAGCTTTGTCAAAACAACCTAACACTGGTTTCAGAACAGCATCTCCTGCAAAGAAAACAAGCACAGAATCTTACGATCAAAAGCGAGGACAACTTCTCGATCCTGATCAGGCTGTTGATTATGAAAATCCTATGGTTGTTGCTAAGGATTGGTTACGTAAATCTGACTCTGAAATAGCAGCAGCTCAGACGCTTAAGCTAGAAAATTTAAATATTCGTCGTCAACGACTTCAACAAAAAGCGGCGGCTGGTGACAGAAGAGCGGCTAAGGCTTTAGCAACTTTTGAGTATCGTGTTAAGCGCGGTGATGCCTTGTACGACACACTAAAAAAAGCTGCTAGGCAAGAAGGCGCAGATATTAGAACAGCAGAAAAAGCTCAAGATATTCTTAGGTCTCTTGTTGTCATGGGTTCTAGAGGTCCAGAGGGCTGGATCAGTAACCTACGTAAGGCAGCTTACATGGGTACTATTGCTAACCCTTACTCAGCTGTTCTTAACTTAGGAGACGTGTTTAACTCAGCTGTAAACTACGGCGCAGAAAACACTTTAGAGGCGGTGTTGGACACTATCCGTAAACGTGGTGTCGATATTAACGTAGAAGATCTGGGATTGGCTAAGCAGGTAACAGGTGAGTTCTTACGTGAAGGCTCTTCTGCGGCTCAGAAAAGATTTAACAAAATGAACGAAGCTGCTTTTAAGTTGTCCGGCTTTACTGATGTTGATCGTTTCGGTAAAAACGTAGCGTTGAAGGCGGCTGTCAAGCAAGGCCAAGAGTTAGTTAGAAAAGGCCAGTTAAAAGAAAAGTACGGACATGCTTTCACTAACAATGAGTTTGAGCGGCTCAGTCGAGATCTGTTAGCAGGTAAGAAATCTAAACTTGTTACGGACTTTGCGGCTGTTCAGTTATCTAGACTACAGCCTAGTGACATGGCAGCTTTACCTAAATGGTATCTTGACCACCCCAACTGGCGTGTTCTTTATATGCTCAGGACGTTTGGTCTTAAACAGTTACAGCAACTAGAGACGTTAATTGTTAACGAGTGGAAGCAAGGCAACAAGAAAGAGGCCATTAAAAATGGTATGGCTTACGGTCTTATTGTTGGCGGTGGTAACGCTGCTCTCAACGAAAGTCGTCAGATATTAAAAGGTAACGAACCACAACTTGAAGAGATGCCTATGCGCTGGGCAGATCATATGTTAGGTGCCACAACAGTCAATACGTTCGGTGCTTACGGTCTAAGAAGAGCACAGCAGGGAGATGTTAGCGGCTTGGCTGCTTCAGTAGCTCCTGCTCCGCTTTCTATGGTGTTAGCGCCTGTAGTAGATATAGCGCAGTTTGGACCGGGAGGCACCAAAGATCTCGATGAATTCTTAGAAGACAGCAAAACCCTTGGTTGGCTCCCGTGGGGTAACCTAGTTCAAGACTGGGTAGAAGACTAGATCTCGCAGTTGTTACCGGTACAGGCTAACGTCTGTGATCCTTCAGTCATATCAGAGTTCTCAGAGATGTTCCACTCAATAGTCTCTGGGAACTCTGCCTTCAACGTCTCATAAGTCTCTAAGTCAATAGGCTCATAAGGTGCTT